TAGCCATCCCATGTATATTTAGATCCATCGCTGAATGTAAGTTCACACTTTTGAATATCTGTTAGAGCATTAATAGCAGCCAAAACTGCCTTGTCATAGTTTGCTGTAAAGTCAAAACTTTCTTCCTGTTGGCGGATACCAGGGATGAATGTTTGAGCATCATCTTTTAGCGTTGTTGTTTCTAGCGAACTGCGTTTACCAAGCAAGGAAGGGAAATCCTTGATAATAATCTCGGTATCGGCAGAAGTTTCACCATATTTCAATGTGGTATTGTATGTTGAAAGTGCCATATTGTATATATCTCCTTGTCTTATTCTCGACCATACATCATGCCATCTGCACCAATAACAACCTCGTAGGTTGCTGTTATGCAGTACATTGTAGATTCGTATAGGTCTGGTGTTGTTGTATATGTTGTTCTGTGAAAGCCTAAAGCTTTGATAGATTGATCCACTGTGGCGAATATTCCTCGCGCTTCTGCTTTTTTACCCTTCTGGCTGTTAGAAAAAACCTGTATACGATAGGTTAATCTGGCAAACTTTTCTGCCCTTGAACTATCAAAGAGTTCTTGAATGTCTGTGTTTCCTATTTCTTCACAGGTAACACAAGGGAAGTGTGCAGGTCTACGTGTATACTCGCCAGTCACTTTCACAGATGCATGTGCTGTTTTTGTCGCAGTTGCAATGTGTGTATATATTTGGTTGTAGAAATCTAACATTACTTAAACACCTCTCTTGCAATGCGAGTTACTTGTTCAATCATTCTGTCACGTGCTGTGAGCATGGCCTCTGCTGGCATATTTCCGTATGTGTGCTGTGATGCACCAGCACCGGCAGTGAACCACCAACCGTGTGGATTTTTACCTTTGCCCTTACCATAACTACCGTGAGGTGGGGGAGTGAAGTCGACATTGTTGCCACTCCACTCTGGATACTTCACACCTGTACCGAACTCAACAAAGCCAACAGTTTGACCACTTGCAACAATGGTTGCTTGTGTGCCAGCTTGGTTCATGGATACCACCACATCTTTTTCGCCATCGTAATCTGCCACTTGATAGCCAGTTCTAGCAACGGATAAGCCAATCTCAGCAAGCCTCTTAACAAACTCTTGCTCTTTTACTTCAAATTCTCGTTGATATACCTCAATTTGTTTTATAGCATTGTTGATAGACTTGATGTCAAATGGATTAACTACTATCTTCATTACTGCACCTTTACTTCCAAAAGGGCATACATGATACCGTTTTTGCTGTCTGCTTTCTTGGTTACGATGTAGTTATGTGGTTGGTCAGTTGGTATCCCAAACCAAACAATGCTGTCTTCATCCATAGGGCAATTCCTATCTGCCACAGTAATGGTTCGTGTGTAGTTGGTAAATCCACCAAACGCAGACATTGCATCTGAACCGACAGAGGCGGAAACATTACAACGAAGTTCTGTCAATTGTCCGTAAGCCGGTGTGCTTTCTCCTGTAAAGTTTCCGCCATCTGTGTTTTCCACCTCGCCTGTGTAGAGCTTGTAATATAATGTGCGTTTGTTTCTATTTAGTGTACGCATTACATCACGCTCCCACAAACTGGTACTATTTGTTTTAATAGTGATGAACTTACATCTGCCGATTCAAAGGTTCTGTCAATGCCATTCTCTTTGTGCGCTGTTTGGCCCTCAGCACCCATCTTGGAGAACAACTCTACGGCAATGCGAATCTGCGTGTATTCGTACTGCACAGGAACGGTAGCTGACTCCGGAATGCCAAAAGGGTATCGTCTATTAAGTACAATCGCCTCAGCTTGCTTAATTAGAAGCAAAAGCAGATCCGTGGTTGCTGTGTCCGGTGCAATAAGAGTATTTACCGCAGTAACTTTTTCGTTATCCGTCATTGCCATAGTTAGTCTCCTTTACTTACGCAACAATAATCTTTACTGCTTTTGTTTCATCAGTTAGTGCTGCAAGATAGTACTTACGAGAAAGAATTGTATTCTTACGAATGTTAGCATCTTGAGAATCACGTGGTGGTTGTTCAATTTCTGTGCCCTTCTTGTTGAAAAGTGTCACAGCCTCACGTGTACCGATGATAACTGTCTTTGGTACAGCATCTTTCTTTGTGTACAAATTGATACCAGCAACTGTACCGATGTAGCCGTTACGTGCAAACGCTTCTACGTATTTCAAGTCATCTTTCAATGCCTTACGCAATGCACCCATGTCGGAAGGATGTACAAAACCGAAGATTGATACACCATCCAAGTTTTCAAGGTTAAGCGCCACTGTTGCATCAACAAATGCTTCAAAGTTAAGTGCTGTAACATTAACTTCAAGAGTTGTTTTATTGAACTCAGCAAAGATATCTGCGTTCACTGTGTTGTACATGTCTGTACCCATGTGGCGAACACCAACAGGTACAAGCATTGGATCAATCATTGCTTGTTCATCGAAGTACTCAAATCTGTTTTGTGCAAGCAAGATTTCATATTCTACATCGCTGTAGCTTACTTCAATGGACTTGCTGTTACCAACACCCATTGCTAGTTTTTCTGTACCATCTGTTGCACGATATACGTTGATACGGCGCTTCATACCTGGTGTGCCAACCAGTGAGTTATCTACCGTACAAAACTGTTGCAAATCCAGATGGGAGTTATATTGGTCTTCTACCTCGTTGGATAGATAGAAATTATCATAAATTGTATGAGCCATTATTTGTTACCTCCATATAATTGTCTGTATTCATCCGGATGTTCCACTGAAAACTGTAGTCTTTCTGCTGGACTCATCCTTTGTAGAGTTTCTAAAGTCATTGAGCTTTCACCATTCCCTACTTGCGGTTCTGGTGTGCCTTTCAACATTTCGGCTCTTATTGCTTTCTCACGGTTTTCTAGCAACGCCTTGATATTTGCAAACACCTTGTCAAACTCACCACTTGCGTGCAGCGAAGCTGTCTTTGAAGCTAGATCATTGTCAAAACCAAGAGCAAGATACTTGTTTGTTAGATTGCTTACTTGCTTTTCACGTTCAAGTTCCTGTAGTCTAGCAAGCAGTTCTTCACGTTCTTCTGCTTCTTTGGCAATGCGTGCTTCTTCATCTGTTTGCTTATCTCGTAGTTGCTTTTTGTAAGATGCAGCTTCGCTTGCTGTTTTATCAAAAACGGACTTGGATACAAACCCACTCATATCTGGTTCGTATTCTTCAAGTGCCTTGAGTTTTTCTTCCGTGGTCATGTTTTCATAGCCTTCAATGTTATGTTTCATAGTCAATCTCCTTTGCGTTTGTACGGTTCTCTCCGATAATAATTTGCGCTTTTATACTTCATCTCCGAAGTGTCGTGATTTTCGTTTTCTCTAACGGTAATAAAAAAAAGCACCAGTAGTTCGGATTTACCGAATAACTGGCGCTCTATTTTTGGCGCTCTTGCAAAACTACAATTTTTCGTTTTGCTGTATCAAAATATATTAGTGTTTTGCATCTAGGACACAACACCTCTGCCTGTCCACTTAGGTTTAGTAGTTTCTTTTTACACTTAGGACATCGTACCTCTTCTAGTACAATCAATCGACCACCTCCACCCAGCACCTACAATTACGGTGTGGTTTAGACGGCACATGGTCTATGTGGTACACTTTGCCATGCATTGCTCCGCATACGCTACACCGCCTTTCATCCGGCGACGTAACCCATCTAACCCTTTTTACACCGCTATCTTTGTATGCTTGTATCATTGTTTGGAATGTCACTTCATCTGCAAATACCTTGTTCATGGCTATCCACAGCCGTTGTGATGTTTTAACTTCTTCAAGGGGGAAATCGCTTGATAGCACCCCTTCTACAAATCTGGAACGCTTTCTATCCACTTCGTTTTGGTAGATATATTTAGTTGTAGGATCGTAGGCAAGCATGAGTGCTAGCACAAAGCTGTCGCTATCAAATTGTTCTTCTGATTCGCTGTACTTGTCATATACCTTTTTAGAAAGCCTTGCCATCTCTCGTTTGGTTTCAATGAATGCTGTATCGTAAATCTCGTGTGATACCGAGATAACGTTCATCTCATCAAAAGCCAACCCACGCACCTTGTTGAACAACTTGATGTATCGCTTGATCAGATAGGCCATAACCTTATCTGCAAGTTTGTATGGATTACTCATGTACATCCTCATGTGCTAACGAATTAGCATAGTTTTGCATCTCTTCTTGTTCCTTGCGTTCCTGTTCTTCCCACCAGGCCTTGCTTTGCAGGTAGGCACTCTCGCTATCTGCAAACATACCACAGTGAGCAAAAGCAAGCTCCGGATGAATCTTAGGATTGTTAAGCATTGCAATGAGTACTTGGCTCTTTGCTGCAATGTTTTCGTAGTTTCTACGTGTAAAGTGTGGTTCAATGTCTGTCAAACGCAGTTTTGTTCCCACCGTGTCACGCAAGATACGAAGCACCAACTTAAGGAACATCTTTTCCGATTCCTTGAATGTCAGTTCCGTTGCCTTGGCTTTGGTTTCTGCTGCTGCCCAACCGTCACGCAGATGCACTGCTGTTCCTGTATCACTAGTTGAACTGCCACCATTACGATTAGGCATGGAGCAGATTTCCACAATGGCTTGTAGGATGTCTGTCTTGAGTGTTTGCACTTCTGCCTGGTTTAGACTAGCCGATAGATATTTTGCATCAGTGCCAGCCGGCATACAAAGTGTTTTCCAATCGTTTAGTTTCTTGTATGTTTCTTCATCTAGTTCTGCACCGAATATGGCCAAGAAACTGTTTACAATCTGCTCGATGTCGTCCATACGGTTGGATTGCAACTCGTCTAATGCATCTAGCAAGGTTATTACTGGTTCAAACACTCCCAAACACGCATTGTCTGCAGGATACTCAATGATAGGTATTGCACCAAGACTGTGTGGTTCGTGCTTGATAATTGTTTCCTGGTCGGTTAGTTCAAAGTATTCGTTTTCTGTATATATGCTGTAAACAATGGAACTGTCATCTTTTGTAACATAACTTACTGCCATTACAGGGTTATGCGCTACACCTGCATGGTAAACAACAAAGGTGTTGCGTGGATCTAGT